CTAGATGTATATGGTGGTTTAGTTTACAACAGCACTTCGGGTGTTGCCACTGCATTTGATTTAGATATTGATGGTAATTTAGAGGTAAATGGCAATTTTGTCAATATTTCTGGAGATGTTAATGTTGGTGGTGGTCTAACCTTCAACAGCACTGCGGGAGTTTCCACTGCATTCCGTCTAGATGTAAGTAATAATTTGTTTGTTTCTGGATTATCAACATTTTCTGGAGATGTTACAGCTCAACAACTTAATTTTAACAGTAGTTCTGGCATTTCAACTGCTTTTGATCTGGATGTAAGCAACAATTTAGAAGTTTCTGGAAGAATTACCGGAACCGAAGCAACTTTTCCATCCATAACATATAATGCCTCTGGCATTTGTACTAATCAAGATTTAGAAGTCAATGGTACGTTAGATGTTTCTGGAATCTCCCAATTCCAATCTGATGTTACTATTTACAGTTCACTCAGATATAATTCTATTTCTGGTATTGCAACTGCATTTGATCTAGATGTAAGTAATGATTTCTATGGTCAAAATGCAACATTTGGAACTCTGAAGATACCTGATAATACTCAAATTTTTCAAAATTCTGGAATATCTACATTTGGTTTTCTTCAAGTAGACACTCTTTTTGATTTAAGAACATCAAATTTCAATTTTTCTACAAATGAAGGCATCACTACGATGAATCAACTGAGACTTCTCAGTACATTCGATCCTCTTGACAAAGACTTCAACGTTGGAGCTCTTAGTGGTATATCCACCTTCTTTGAATTAGAAACAACCTCAAATATTAGTATTGGAGGAACAGCTGTCTTCAATCAACTAGTTGAAATCAGAAATGATGCTCAGATCTTTGCAATCAGTGGAATATCAACATTTCCAGATCTAGATGTTACTGGAAATTTGCAAGTTACTGGAGTTTCAACATTTACGGGAGTTTCTTCTTTTATTGCAGCACCAATTTTACCACAAGATTTAGAACTTAACATTCTAAGCGGACTCTCAACTCTCCCCGATATTAAAACCCTTACAGCTGATATCGGTAGAGATCTAACTCTTGGCAGCGAGTCTGATTTCGGAGCAGTTGGAGCTGGATTGACTGGTCGAGTTGATGCATTCAAACCTGATGGTTCATCTGAAAAAAATCAACTTTTTATCGGTAACAGCACAGATGAAGTTTCAGTAGGCCCTGGTGCTGGAATTACGCTTGTAGATTTTGCAGGACAATCTTATTTCTTTAATACTTTTGACATAGTGAGTAGCGGAGGAAGAATTGTATTCATGGACGATGTTAATATTCTCAATGATGAGAATGAAGAATTTGGTGTTATCGATCTATCAAGAATTGATGACAATTTTGTAGTTCCTCCGGTTGTAACGACAACTACTAGAGATGGATTCACTACCACTACTGGTGCGATCATCTATAATTCTACCACAAATAAACATCAAGGTTACGATGGAACTCAATGGAATGACTTGTATTGATACTTGACAAACTTTTAGAATATAAGTAAAATTGGCCTGTCAAGGATGAAAGAAAGCTATAGCTCTATATGAAATTTATTGAAAGACATCGTTATGACAAACAAACAATTATTGAGACTAGGGTTTTAGAGTTCGAACCCTGGTCTTTTAATTGTATTGATGAGGTGATGAGACTCATACAAAAAGAACTTACTGTAGATCTATTGAAAGGAAAAAGATTGATGTATCCTAAAGATAAGGGTATCAATCGATTCTATGGTCATTGTTATCATGCTACTCAAGCATTATACTATCTCATCGATAGTAATGAGTTGGTATCATATAGTGGTTTAGATTATCGTGATGAAAAACATTGGTGGTTACAACATGGTGAGACTGTTTATGATTGTACCGCAGAACAATACTGGTCAGTGAATCAAAATCCACCATATGATGTAGGAAAGAAAACTAAATGGTATGGGTGGAAAGGCAGGCCACAACAGGTTTCTCTTGAGTTATGTAAGAGGGTTCTCGGTGTGAGACTCAAAAAAGATTCGATAAAGGGTTGACAGGGCTGGCAGATCATCGTATATTAGCCATGTGATCGGGACAGGAGTTCAACTCCCGAGGTCACACTGTCAACCTTACAATCATTCAATGATGAACGTTTCACAGACTATCTCAGTAGAAGTTCTTGCCATGTGGCAAAAGGTTCTTCTGACTTGTAACAACCCTCTCGAATTGACCGAAGAGTTGGTTGAAAAGACTCTCAAGACTGCACCACCGAAAGAGTATCCTGGTGCTACTTTTATGGGTCGTTATATCATCCCACGTCAGTTTGTTCGCTATGATGAAGCAGAACAACCTCGTGATAAGAACAACGATTCTGAGCACGTTAATGACCTGACCAACAACTTCAATACTGTTGGTTATCGTGAAGATGCTCAACCTCCCATCGCTTGCTTTGACTCTCAGTCCACCAGCATCTTTGCACTTAAGGCGCAAGCTGGTTTCAACCGTGATGCTGCCCTGAACAATCTGGAGCAAGAGTGCTACATCTTCGACATCTATGAGTATGAAGATGAGTATGCTGAAGTTGTTGCTCGTAACATGAGCAATCACCACAGTAATCCTCAGTTGGATCAAAAGATTCCTGACTATGTGAAGGAAGTTGTCAATGCTAAAGAGCGTGGTCTGATTGAAAACACTCAGGCTTCTATTGACCACTTTGTTGATCTTATTGCTGCTGATCGTACTCCACAGCAACGTGGCAAGATCAAGAAGTCTTCTTACAGTGAGTGTGAAGTCTTCAGCAACTTTCGCACTTACAACTCCACTGGTCACAGCAAGAACACCCTGAATGGGTTCATCTCCAGTAACGGACTTGCTAAGCAGGGTATTGAAAACCGTACTGCTGAAGAGATCAAGAAGCAGGGATATATTGTGTATTGCTCTGGTTCCGGTAACAACAAGTCTGTATGGGCTCGTGCTATCAGTAATGCTGTTAAGTACAATGTGCCAGTCTACGTGATTGGTTACTCCCAGAATCGTGTGGAGGATCTTGATGCCTTCCGTGAGAAGTTCATCAACGATTGGAACGATCAGAAGGAGATCTGGGTGCAGTTTGCCATGAGCATCTTTGATGATTGTGGTGAATTTGATGAGTCACGTATTCAAGTCAAACTGGCTGGATTCATGGCACAGTATATCAAGCCTGACCCTAACGATAAGGGTCGCCCCACTGAACAGAACATGGTAGACATGTATGGTCAGACTATCACTTTTGACCGCACTGCTCCCTGCCTCACTCTGACTCAACCCTGAGTCTGTGTGCCAATCTGCGAACTGGTTCAGGGGCCCTTCACAGGGGCCCCTTTTTTTGATATGATGGCCACATCAACAGGAGATCAATGCTCACTCTTCGTCCACATCAACAAAAAGCAGTTGATGCAATGCTTTCTAATGATAAGGGCCAAGTCATCGTTCCAACAGGCGGTGTAAAAACTCTAACAATGATCACTGACACTCAGAATCGTCTTGATTCTATCAACAACGGCACTACAACTGTTGTTGTTGCTCCTCGTATTCTGTTGGCAGAACAACTTTGTTCTGAATTTATGGAGGTGATTGATGATCCTTATCTGCATGTGATGCACGTTCATAGTGGTGAAACACATCATGTCAGCACAACTAAAGCAGACAAAATTCATTTGTTTGCTAACTGTGCTCGCAGTGTGGGTGAAAATGTTATTATCTTCACCACTTACAATTCACTCCAGCGTATCGTGGATGCAGATATTGAGGTGAACACAATCTATTTTGATGAAGCACATAATTCTGTCAAACGTAATTTCTTTCCTGCCACTGAGTTTTTCAGTAGTGATGCTGATCGTTGCTATTTCTTTACTGCGACTCCGAAACACTCTCTTACTATATTCAAACCGGGAATGAATGATCCTGAGGTTTATGGTCAGGTAATTTGTAACGTTCCTGCACCTAAGTTAGTGGAAGAGGGTTATATTCTTCCACCTAAGGTTGTTGTCAAAGAATTGCCCATGGGCGAATATCAGCAGACTGATTCTGCCAATCTTCTTGATACTATTGATGAAAATTCTCTCAGTAAAATTTTGATTGCTGCACGTTCTACTAAGCAGATCATTCGTCTCATTTCGGATTCTCCTTTCTGCCAAGAGCTTGAGGATCGTGGTTATTCATGGATGGTCATCACTTCCAAAACTGGTGCAATCATCGATGGTGTAAAAGTCAATCGTGAAGATTTTTTCAAGACTCTAAATGCTTGGGGTTTGGATACTAACAAAAAGTTTGTAGTTATTCATCACTCTATTCTGTCTGAGGGTATGAACGTGAAGGGTCTTGAAGCAGTGCTGTTTATGCGAAACATGGACTATATCGGTATTTCACAGTCAATCGGGCGTGTAATCCGTCTGGGTGGCGCTGAGAAGACTTTTGGACTGGTTTGTGTTCCTGTCTATGACAAAGTTGGCATGAGCACTGCACGAAGCGTTCAGGCAGTTGTTGATACTGTATTTGAACGAGGAGAAGCAGCTGTTTCAGTTGTTCGTAGGTGATGCTTTCCGATAACATTTATGATCTGGCGATTGAAACTGCCAAATCATCTAAATCTAAAAAACAGGTTGGTGCTATTTTGTTGAATAAAAACAGAGTAATAGTAACAGCAACTAATATCGAAACTAAGACACATCCACTACAAGCAAAATTTGCTGAACGTGTTGGATTAAGTGAAAAAATCTACCTTCATGCTGAAATTGCTGCTTTGATTAAATGTCGCGAAGAATGCGATACAATTGTTGTTGCAAGACTAGGTGGCCATAATCATGATGAGCTTCGTATGGCAAAACCATGTCCAGTTTGTGCATTAGCACTTCAAGAATCTGGTATAACTAAAGTACATTACACTACAAATAAAGGATTTATGTATGACTATAAGAATTGATGCTTATAATGCAAAATACATCGACCCTATTGATAAGTTAAGGCCTGATTCTTTATTAAAAGAAAGTCAACATGTAAATTTTTCTGATCTTATTTGGGAGATTCCAAATGCATTAGAATCTGATTTTTGCAAACATGTAATTGAAAAGTTTCAGAATGATCATTCTGATGAAAAAGGTCCGGGTATGGTAGGATCTAAAAAAACTTCAAGACTTTGGGTAAAAAAATCGATAGATCTTAGTATTTCT